ACTCTCTTTTACGATACGCTGGCCTCTACCCTCTGGGCCAACTGGGCGGCGGCCGTCGATCTGACGAACAGCGTGAACGTTCTGATCGCGTGGAACGAGGACAACCTGACCGGCGCACGCTTCACCTGCTGGACCGTCACCGAATCGGCGATCACGGCCAAAACAGACGTGATCGCAAGTTCGGGGGGATGGCAGGGGTTCGCGGGGCTGGCGATCGACACCGTGACGGAGCAGTGGTGGGCCTTCTACCTTGGCGATGGTACGAGCGCTGAATCGTTTCCCATCGGCAACATTTACGCGAAGATCAGCGCGGATAGTGGGACGACGTGGGGTCCGCAGTTCAAGTGGACAGCGTACGCGTCGGCAAGCGCACCGTCGGTGTCGGCCTTGTTCATCTGCCCGCGATTCTACCGCTCGAAGTGCCCGAGCGTGCTCTGGTACGACAACAACAGCACGACCTTCGACCAGATGCGATTCTGCTGCGGCGTTGGAGGCGCGGCGAACGCGCGGATAGGAGTGTAGGATGGCAGCGCCGTACAATCCGCCGAAGAAGAACGAGGACTTCAAGATTAGGATCGCGTTGGAGGACGCCAACGTTCCGGGATCGTTCAAGTCGAATCCGACGATCGCGGCGGGAGACTTCAAGGTGGCGATCGACGGGACGGCGCTGGCGAGCCTAGCGACCCTGCCAACGGTAAGTCCGTCGTCCACCGTGCTCGTGCTGATCGAGTTGAGCGCGACGGAGATGAACGCCGACGTTGTCACGGTTGTCGGCATCGACCAGACCACGCCGAAGGAGTGGAACGACTTCGTCCTCTCGATCCCGACGACACAGTAGGTAGACGATGGCAAAGTCGACAACGTTCTTCGGCAATCCGGCGACCGCGACCGTCTACACGATGACGGCGTTGCCGGGCAGCTTTGCCTTGACGGGGACGAACGTTGACCTGAAAGCCAACCGCAAGATGACGTTGGCGCAGGCGGCTTTCCACTGGTACGCGGGAACGAACGTCAACCTGATCAAGAAGTACCCGCTGGTAGCGCAGCCCGGATCGTTCTCTGTGGACGGAACCGCTGTCGATCTGCGAGCACAGAGGAAGATCACGCCGCAGACTGTTGCGTTCGCGATGGCAGGGACGAACGTTGACCTGAAAGCGAACCGGAAGTTGACAGGTGCGACGGACTCGTTCGCGCTGGCGCGCACGAACGTCGATCTCAGGCTGCACCGGAGAATGAGCCCGCAAACAGTGGCGTTCTCGATTGCTGGCGTAGTCGATCTCCGGGCGAACAGGAAGATGACGCCGCAGTCCGGTTCGTTCTTGCTTGAGGGAACGAACGCGACTATGGCGAAACGGTACACGCTCGGGGCGACGACGGTGGCCTTTGCGCTTACCGGGACGAACGCCGACCTGCGGTACCACCGGAGGATGACGGGGCTGGTCGGCGAGTTCCTTCTGTCGGGAACAGCGGTCGATCTCAAGTATCACCGCCGCATGAGTTTGCTGCCGGGCGTGTTTGAGATCGTGGGGACGAATGCGAACCTGATCTACAGCGGCGGCGGGTATGTCCTGCTGCCCGGATCGTTCACGTTGAGCGGTACCGCTGTCAACTTGCAGGCGCACCGTCGGATGACGCCGCTCTCGACTGCCTTCTCCGTTTCCGGGTCGGCGGCATGGCTGAGGGCGAACCGGCGCATCGTTCCTGATTCTGGCGTGTTCAACCTGACCGGGAGCAATGCCTCGATCGGTCGGCGTTTCATCATGGTGACAGACGGCGGCGCATTCCTGGTGACGGGCTCTGCGGCGACGCTGAAGGCGCTGCGCAAGATGCTGATACAATCGGGAGCGTTCGTAATCGCGGGGACGGCTGCTGACCTGGTCCTCATCCAAGGGTTCGGACCGGGGAGGACCGGCCAGGGGCCGTACAGCCCGCAGTATTTCCCGCCCGGTACCGCGAGGAGGAGCTGATGGGGTACGAGGAGAGGGCGAACCGCTCGCTCAAGTCGCAGACGAGTCCGACCGCGTCGCGTGGGCGCAGAGTGGAAGGATCGGAGTGGGCATTTCTGACGGAAGGCCATAACGTCTGGACCTGCCTCGGTTGCAGAGAATCGCCAGACGTGCACGATGCAGGGTCGTTCTGGCACCTGGCCTGCTCGTGCGGCAACCGGGCCACGTTCCGGAAGGAGGTTGAGAAAGATGGGAAGCCCCCTGTCGCCTAACTGGCCGCTCGTTTGGATCGGCGTGTTCAACGCGGTCCTGTCGCCGGTCCAGGCAGTGTTGCTGCCCAAGTTCCCGCAGGCGTGGCGGTACACGATCGCCGCGCTTGCCTGCTATCTGTTCACGATCGTTGCCGCGTGGAGGACACCGTTAGAGATGAGCGAAGTGCTCGTCCAGGGCGGGATCCTGCTGGGGATGGTCATGGGCGGGTACGCGGCGGCAAGATCGAACGTGGGGATCGTGTCGGCCTTGGGCGCGGCGGCAGCAGGAGGGGCCGCCAGTGGTGCGCTCGCGATGGTCCTCCCAGCGTTCGCGCAAGATCCTACCGTTGCCGAGGGCGCAAAGGTAGCAGCGGCCGAGTCGGCGAAGTTCTGGCTCGCATGGGCGCTGTCCGTTATCGGCGGGAAGATCGGCCGGTGGCTCGATGGGATGGTAGCTCAGAAGGCCAGGCACGAGACGGCATGACCTACCACGCTCTGATGGTCGAGCGCGGCGGCACGCACTGGCGGCTGCTGCTCTCGGCCATCCTGAACACAAAGGGGCCGGTCCTCGAGCTGGGCTGCGGGTGGGCCTCCACGCCGCTCCTGCATGTCACAGCTCGGGGCCGGCGCCTGCTCACGGTCGATCACGATCGGGCCTGGCTGGATCGCTTCGCGGAGCTCGGCTCTGGCACGCACGGCTTCTACTGGGCCGGCGACTGGGCCGCTCCGCACTCCTTCTACGACGAGGCCTGGGACGTGGCGCTCGTCGATCAAGCCCCGAATGAGGCCCGCATCGAGGCTGTCGATCGCCTTCGGCCGCGCGTCCGCTGTTTCGTGCTCCATGATTCACAGGAAGAGTTCTTCGGCCCGCATCTCGACCGCTGGGCCTTCGCGTACAGCGTGCGCGATCAGGCTGAGCCGGCCACGATGTTGTTGAGCGATCGCGAGGACGTGCGGGCCTGGTCCGGCCGGGCCTTCGGCTGCCTCTAGTTTTCGCGGGCTAGCGCAAGTATCCCCGCTCTCGAATCCCATTATTGCTATGGCAATATTTGGTGTCGAGATTGTGTCAACACCCCGCGCGTGAAGCGCTCGCTGCCCCCTATTTCAAGCGCTCTCCCCCGTAAGTATCTGAAAACGCTATACTTACGAGCTCATTTTTTCGCTTTCTTCTCATTATAAGGGCGTGCTATGCTCGCTGTGCGACGTGGGAGAGCGCAGCGCAGCGAGACTGCAGAGCGCAGCGAGCGAGCGCAGCGCAAGATCGAAGAGGGAGCTGGGCCATGAGAACGAAGAGCAACGAAACGAGCGTGATACGCGCAGAGCAAGCGCAGCGCCGGGCGGCCGACATGATGCAGGGAGTTGCCAGCACGCGTCGGCTCGCATTCAACCCGGCCCGGTATGGGTTGACTCGCGAAGAGAACACGATCGCGTCCGACCTGCTCTGCAGCGCGGCGACGAACGACCTCGTGGCCATCGTCGATGGACGTGTCGACGTGCAGCGCATGTCCCGCGCGGTGCTCGCGGCGCGTGGCCTGAACACTTCGGGAGTGTGGGTCGGCTTCGATCGCGCATTGCGAGCGAGCGGGTTGAGCGAGCGCAGCGACCTCGCGCGCTCGACTGCTAACGTGGGCCGGATTCCGAAGCGCTAAGCGAGAGACAAGCGAGCGGCCGACTCTGCAAAGCGCAGAGAGCGGCCGCCCACTGCGAGAACGAAGAGGGAGCGAGACAATGAACACCAAGCGTGGCCAGATCATCGGAGAGGGAGTCCCGAGTCCGTTGCAGAGCGCCCGGCGAGTCATGGCTCTTCGGGCTGAGATCGCGGATGCCAGCACGCAGGCTTTCGATGCTGCGAAGTCCTTGAGCGACGAGCTTCTTTTCTCAGCGGCCGAGGGCTACATCGAGGAGCCGGTGCTTAAGGGCGATGCGGCATCAGACCTGCGCAAGGTTATCGTTGTGCTGCGCGAAGCGGCCTCCATGCTTGTGCCGCTCGTTTATGATCCCGAGAAGGCGGCCGACTATCGTGCGCTCAGGAATATGAGCAAGGCCGATGCCGATCTCGACAATCTCTGCCCGGAGTGCGGCGGCCTGTACTCGCTGCGGAACGTGGACGAAACGTCGGACGGTTGCACGTGCGACCCACGCTAACAAGGAGGGGGCGATGACACGGACTGATGGCCGAGTGTTCGAGTGCTGCGATTTTCACAAGCACGGCGGGCTGAGCACGATCTCGTGCCGGCCGTTCGATCGCACGCCGAGCGAGCAGGCGCACCGGCACCTGTTGCCCGCGTGGTACCCGAGAGTCGAAGAAGGGGGAGTCATGGAGCCGATAGAGTGCGCGCACTGCGGCCGGGAGATCACGAGCGAGCTGCCCGTGCTCGTCGCGCCGCCGTTTGCCAAGCAGTACGGAGTGCCAGCCGGGCACTATCATCAGGAATGCTTCGAGGACTGCCTGACGCCTGAGTGGACCTGCGCCGAATGCGGTGCCGTGATCGACGAGTCCGATCAGTGGTGGGTCGTCGAAGAGACGAACCGCGACTACCAGGACGGCGAGGTAGAGAACATGCCGTATCACAAGGCCTGCGCACCGAAGCGCTGGGACGGTTCTCTCTTCGGAGCGGCCACGCCGCAGTGTGAGACGTGCTGCAAAGTGCGGGCCGAGTGTAAGTGTCGCTGAGATTTGCCCGGCCCACCGCGCCGTTGCGCCTCACGGCGCGCGCGGGCCTCTCGTGTACCGAGGCGCGTATCTCTCAAGGAAGGGAGCCATACAATGACCGACAAGACCCTAGAGACGACGCGGCGGGTGCGTGCCGAGGCTGATGACAAGCCGAAGCGAACGCGGTCGCGTGCGGCCAGCGAGAATGCCCAGGCCCTGCAGGATCACCTCGACGCGATCGCAGAGTCTGTGCGCAAGTCTAAGGCCCACGTCACCATCTGCCGCGACATCTTTCGGGCCGGCCTGAGCGCGAAGGATCGCGAGGCCTGCTTGTTGTTCCTCGATGGCCTCATGCAAGGCATCGAGATCGCACGAGAGACAGTCAAGCAGTCGGCCAGGTAGGGTGATCCGCGCGTGGGCGGGGGCGCGCCAAAGTGGCGTAGCCCCCGCCTTCGCAAAGCGTAGAGAGGGAGTCATGGAATCGAATCATCGTAGCCAAGTGGCGCAGGCGCGCCTGTCGGCTTTCATCAATGACGGCCAGAGCCGCGCGAAGAGCGTGGTGGCCCGTATCTTCGACGAAGTACCTGAGGATCGCGTCGTGCGCGGCCGTGCGATGGTGTTCGGTAACACGGCCGGTGCGCTTCGCATGCACTTTCATAACGGCGGCTTGGAGCTGGGCATGCACTCGAACGCGTTGCAGCAGGCAGCGCAGAAGTTCGGGCTGCCCTACTCGTGGGCGAGCGAGATCATGGGGAAGGGCGACTGGGGCACGGACCTCGTTGCCATGAACCTGAACGAGCTGTTGCTGCATAACATCGAGGAGGACGCACGGTTCCTCGTGCGCTCGGTGAAGGGCGAGGCGCGCGGGTTGCTGTCGGATCGGTTCCGGCGCATCGACTCACGGCCGATCGTCGACGTGCTCGTGGAAGAGACGAAGCGCGGAGGCCTGATCGCAGCTGACGGCCTGGCCAACGATACGCGGGTGAGCATGCGGTTCATTCGGCCGCAGATGCTTGAGCCGGTGCCAGGCGAGTACATGGTGTTCGGGTTCTCGTGGACGAACAGCGACTTCGGCCGGGGGGCCAACGAGCTGCGATCCTTCATGATGCGGCTGGTCTGCATCAACGGAGCGATCGCGGCCCGCGAGATGCGGAGCGTGCATCTCGGCGGCCGTCTGGACGATGACATGGCCTACTCGCAGCGCACGTACGAGCTGGATCAGCGGGCCACGATCTCGGCCGTCCGTGACGTGACTCGGCAGCTCGCAGCGCCGCGTCGGGTCGATGATCTCATGGCGCAGATCCGCGAGGCCTCGACGAAGGAGGTCGAAGTAGACAAGGTGCTTGCGAGCCTGACGCGCAAGCGAGCCATGACGCAGGAGACAGCGAAGAGCGTGGCCGAGGTGTTCAATCGGCCCGACGTGGAGATGCTGCCCCCAGGTAATACGGCCTGGCGGCTGTCGAACGCGCTGTCGTTCATCGCCCGAGACGAGGCCGATCTCGACAAGCGCCTCGACCTAGAGAAGATGGCCGGCGAGCTCGTGATCGTGCGCTAGGGGAGCGCCCGAGAGCGGGGAGCGGGCGGGGCCACGTCGGCCTCGCTCGCTCCCGCTCGAAACTCGAAGAAGGGAGCCAATGATGTTCTATTTCGTGTCGGTAGAGTTAGTTGACGGCAGCATCGTCGCGCGCACGATCGAAGCGAAGAGTCAAGGTGAGGCCATGCGGAAGGCCGTCGATCGGCTGATTCTCGATGCCGAGAAAGCCGAGGACCTGCCCCTTGAGGATAACATCGAAGTCCAAGAGCTGCCGCGTCTCGCAGGTTTACCGCGTAAGGAGGCCTGAGATGGAGCCCTTGTTTCACGTAGTCGAAAAAGCCTGGCGCGTCGATGTTTCGATAAAGCGAGAGAAGGCCAAGGCCACAGTCGACGAAGCGATGACGCTGCTCGTCGCGCCCGGCCGCTTCAACGTAGACAATGACGGCGCGTTGGAGATCGCGTGGCGCGGCGCAGCGCCGATCGAGACGCTGTCCGCGATGGCGAACATGAGCAAGGAAGCCAAGTTGGCGTTCGTCGCTAAGCTGTCGACGACGGTGGCCATGCTGCTCTCGCTCGTCACGTTTCCGGAACACTACGTAGCCCTGCGCGCGGCAGAGCGCGAGGTCGCCGAATCGGCCAAGCGTAACTAGGAAGGAGGGAGAGATGGAACGGTTGAATCTCACGGAGGCGGCGCTGTTCGTGTTCGGCCTCGTGCTCGTCGCGTGCGCGGCGGCCGCGCTATTGGAATGGAGGGAACGACGAGCCGCGATCCGTCGAGAGCGCGATCGGTGTCTCAGGCAGGCCTCGCTGTTTCGGCAGCATATGGACGCGCTCTACAGGGCCGAGGGCATGCGGTGCGCGAAATGCGGCGAGCGGCCGGGAGTCGAGCGCCGCGTGTGGCCCGAGGGCGTGTACTACGCGGCCCTGTGCGACAAGTGCTGGGCCTACGCGCGGGAGAGCGCGGGAAGGAGGCTGCGGCCATGACGAACGTGAGGATGATCAAGCAGTCCGCGATCCGGGCCTGCCGGTTTCTCATCCTGGTGTCAGAGCACTACCGGATGGACGGCACGTGCAAGTGCGACGACGCCGAGCACCGGGCCATGATGATTCGGAAGTGGGGTTACAAGCGGAAGGACTTCGACGGCCTCCCGCTGCGTGAGGAGGAGGAATGATCGTCGCCGGCATTGACCCAGGCCTGAACGGGGCGGTGGTGTTACTCGACGCGCGGCCGGCCGTAGGCGACCGCGTGCACCTCGTGGACGCGAAGAGCATGGCCGACTTCCTGCAGCCCAAGGGCGTCAAGCCGAGGCGAATCAACGCGGCCGTGCTCGCGGGCTACCTGCGGGAGTGGGTGAAGCCGGGGCTGATCGTGGTCTGCGAAGAACAGCTCCCGATCCCGGGCATGGGCGCGATCTCTCGCAAGTCCGTCGGCCAAGCGCAGGGCATGATCGAAGGGATCGCGGCCGGCCTCGGCACGCGCTCGTTCCTCGTGCTGCCCAGCAAGTGGCAGAGGATCCTGCGAGCCGATCGCGGCCTGACGAAGGAGCGAGCGATCGAGATGGCCTCGATGCTGCTGCCTGAGATCACGGACTCGGTGCATTGGGAAGCGAACGCGCAGCGGCGCAGCGGCCTAGCCGACGCGTGCTGCATCGCACTATGGGGAGCGCGGGAGTACGGAGGCCTGCGCTTCCGCCTGTTGGGGGAGCTGGACGAGGCAGAGGCCGTAGGGCCTCCGCCGCAAAGGAGGGCGAGATGAGCGAGACAATCGACTCGGCCGACGGGGCCGAGATCGTCGGCAACGCGCTGACGAAAGAAGAGATCGCGCGCCGCACGGCCAACAAGGGCCTGGGCGGGAGCGACATGGCCAAGCTACTCGGGGCCTCGCGGTGGGGATCCCCGCTCGACGTATGGGCACAGAAGCTCGGCCTCGTGCCGAAGGAGCCCGAGCGGCCCGAGCAGGAGTTCGGCAAGCTAATGGAGCCGAAGCTCGCGCAGTGGTACGCGGACTCGCGCGGGGTGATCTTGACGCGGCCGGGCTTCATGCGGCACCCGATCGAGACTTGGGCTATCGGGTTCATCGACCGTCGATGGCATCGCACGAACAAGCAGCCCGAGAGCCGCATCGTCGAAATCAAGACCTCACGTGTACGCGAGGGATGGGGCGACCGCAAGGGGCCGGGCATTCCGCTCGACGCCTACGTACAGGTGCAGCACTACCTGTTCCTTGCGGCTGAGCAAGTGGCCGACGTGGTGGCGCTCGTCGCGGGCGCATGGCCGCCCGCCGTGTACACGGTTGCGCTGGACGACGACATGGTGGGCCTGATCGTCGAGAAGGGCCGCGAGTTCTGGCAGCGGTACGTATTGACAGGCGACCCGCCGCCTGTCGACGGCTCGAAAGCCTGCGCCGAGTACCTAGCGAAGCGCTGGCCGAGAGAGCAGGGCGAAGTGCTTACGGCCACGCTCGACGACTACGCGGCAGCGGAGGAGCTGAAGTACGCGCGCGAGGCTCTGAAGGCAGCCGAAGAGCGCGTGCTACTCGCGTCGAACAGGCTGAAAGCGCGGATGGGCGAGGCCACCGTGCTCGAAGGTGAAGGCTTCTACGTGACGTGGAAGAACGCCGCGCAGTTCGACCGCATCGAGTACAAGGACCTGATCGCGGAGCTAGCCGAAGAGTTCGGCTGGCAGCCCGACGATCTCGCGCCGCGCCTGGCCAAGCATACGCGCAAGGCCGGGGGCGGCCGTCGCTTCATGGTGCACTACGATGAGGAGGGAGCATGACAAGTCATCAGGTTCAAGTCGCGGGGGCCTCGGGCCGCCCGACCATCGAGATCGTGCGCGGCATGATCTTCGAGAGGATGGAAGAGCTGGGCAAGGTCCTGCCGAAGAGCATGGACCGCGAGCGGTTCGTGCGGTCTACGCTGATCGCGCTCTCCAAGAGCCCGAACGTTCTCGCGTGCACGCCCAACTCCATCCTGCGCTGCCTGCTTGAGGCAGCGAGCGAGGGCCTTGAGCCGACCGGCCTGTTCGGCGGCGCTTGGCTTGTGCCGTTCGGGAACGTATGCACGCTGATCCGCAGTTACGTGGGCCTGTGCAAGCTCGTGCGGCGGTCGGGAGAGATCGCCTCGATCGAGGCCCGCGTGATCCGCGACGGCGATATGATCGAGTTGGAATACGGCCTCGAGCAGCGCTTCCGTCACGTGCCTTCGATCCCGCCGAGGGGCGAGATCGTCGGAGCGTATTCGATGGTGCGGCTGCTCAACGGAGCGGTGTCGGTCGAGATGATGGCCCGCGACGAGATCGAGAAAGTGCGGGCCGTGTCGAAGGCCCGCAACTCGGGGCCTTGGAAGGACTGGTACGAGGAGATGGCGCGCAAGACGGTCCTGCGCCGTCACTGCAAGTACCTGCCGCTCGACGACCTGGCCGTGCAGGCCATTCAAGCGGACGACGAGTCGACAGGCGCGGGGTTCGCGTCGATCGTCGAAGCGCCGGGGACGCCAGCCGAGCGGCTGCGCGCCCGAGCGGTGGTCGCACCGCCTGTGGAAGAGACGAAGGAAGGAGGCGAAGAGCATGCCGAGCAGGAGCAGGGCGGGCCGGAAGCCGAGCCCGATCATGGCAGCGAGCGGCCCGCTCAAGAAGTGGCAGCGAGATCCCGAGGTACGGGCAATGCAGCAGCTCGTGCGCATCCTGCTGGCCCTCGACGCTCGCAGTAGGAAACGGGCCTTGGAGTACGTGAACGAGAGGTTCGAGTACCTAGCCGGCGACAGCGCCTGACGAGAAGAGAAGAGCCGGGGAGTCATGAGGCCCCCCGGCTCTCTCTGCCTCTGCCCGGCCAATCGTGCTCTCGCAGCGCCGGAGGGAGCCGAGCGGCGCGGAGTCGATCGAAGCCGAGCGAGAAGGCCCGTGTCTCGGCTGTCCTCTCGCAAGCCCGAGCATGCCGGGCCGCGCTATGCGCCGTCAATACGAAAAATCGTGTTGACCAGTGCTCCCCCCGGCGCTAGCTTCAGCGATCGAGGGGCCGTAAGTCGTTGGCAGGAGGGAGCATGGCGGGCCATCGCGCGAAATGGATGCGCTTCTGGTACGGGGACTTCTACGGCTCGGCCGGCGTGGCCGGGCTCACTCTAGCGCAGGAGGCCGCGTACTTGCGGCTCCTGTGTGTCCAGTTCCGGCAGGGCTGGATCCCTGAGGACCCGCACGAGCTGGCCCGCCTGGTCGGGAAGCCAGTGGGCGGTCGGGCTGGTACGGCGTGGTCCGTGCGCCGGCAGGTCCTGGTCGCGTTCTTCGCGCCCATCCTGGCCCTGTTCGATCGCGTGGGCCCGGACCGGCTCGCGCAGCACCGGGCCGCGACGGAGCGCGCGCTCGTGCTCGGGGAGTCAGGCGATCGAGCGAGCGAGCGAGCGAGCGCTTCGTCGACTCGTCGCAGAGCGAGCGCAGAGCGCAGAGCGAGCGCGCAGAGCGAGCGCGCAGCGCAGAGCGCAGCAAGTCCCCCGCTCTGCGCAGAGCGGGCGCTCTCAAGCGGGCTGTGCGCTCTACAGGGGACTCTAGACGCCGTCTCAGCTCCCCCCGCGTATGCTGCGTCACCCCCCTCCGCGAGACGGTCCCCTGGGGTCCCCAGCGAGCGGAGAGACACCCCCGCGAACGCTACTCCTTGGTGTAGTGCTCTTGAGTCGCGCTCTCCCCTTCCCTCCCCAGGCGGCGCGGCAGGGCAGGGCGGCAGGGCAGGGCAGGGCGGCAGGGTGGCTGAGGCGGCCGCGTTGGATCCCCCGCTGCCCGCGCCCGAGCGGCCGGGCCGGGCCGTGACGCGAGGCCCCTCGTGGCGGCGAACATCCTCGGCGGTGGTGGCGAACATCCTCCCGGGCCAGCCCCAGCCCGCACCGGTGGTGGTAAACATCCAGCCTGGTGGTGGTGAACATCCAGCTGTGAAAACGTTTTCAGGCAGCGTAACCGACTGCGGCCCTTCACCTTGCGACGATTCGGTGCCCTCTCGTGACTTAAATAGACTTACAGAGAGAAGAGATCAAGATAACATGAGCGCTCTCTTGCTGCTCGAAGAGCAGGAAGAGAGCAATAGAAGCTCGCAGAAAGACGCCCGCCCCCTTCCCGCGCTGATAGCGCGGCCCGATGCTGACTCTATTGCCTCGATTCGCGAGCGCGACCCACACGCCTTCGACCGCGCTGCCACTGCTACCATCGACCGCATCCGAGCACTCCGTCCACCCGATGCCTTCGACCCGGGAGCTTGGTGGGGCCTCTCTCTCAAGCGCCGTCGCTTCCCGCCCGCCATGCTCGCAGCCCTACTTGCTCTCTCCCTGCGCCTCGAACGAGGCGACCCGCCCGACTCGGCCCACGCCTACCTCGAGGACACGTACCGCGAGAAGCGCGCGAACGCCGGGGCTGCTGCAGCGGAACGGGCTTCGGCCGCCGACAACCGCCGCTCCACGTTCATGCCCGCCCGCCTGCGAGACGTGCTCGCCAAAGCAGTGCAAGAATGAGAGGCCCATTCTTGCAGCGCGTAACTCGCTGCCCGGGCCACGCTTACGCGTACATCAGAAAAGTATTCGGCTGGCATTTCTTTCGTCCTGCACAGGCCAACCCGAGCGCACCCTTGACGTTACGGCGCAGCCGAAGAAACTTCTTGCCCGCCGCAGCGAGCGGCGATAGGGTTCCAGCAGCGGGCCGGGTTTCAAGGCATCGCTCGGGCCACCAAGGGATGAACGATGGACATCTCGGCGGCGGCGGCCCCCGGCCCGTGCTCACATGGAGGCGCTGATGGCCAGAGATCGGATCACTCGACTGCTGCGCGTGAAGGCCGGCTCGCTGCAGCCGCACCCGCTCAACTGGCGCACGCACCCGGCCGCGCAGGCCACCGCGCTGCGGGCTGCGATCGAACGGCTCGGCTTCATCGACGCCCTGATCGTGCGCGAGACGACCGGGGGCGACCTGCAGATCATCGACGGCCACCTCCGGGCCGGGCTTGAGCCCGAAGAGCTCGTGCCGGTGCTCGTCGTCGATCTCGACGAAGCCGAAGCGCGCGAGGCAATCGCGACGCTTGACCCGCTCGCCGGCATGGCCGAGCAGGACTCGGCGATCCTGGCCCAGCTATTCAAGATCCTCGAGACTGACGAGGCCGCCGTGCACAAGCTCGTTTGGCCCGACTACGTGATCAACCCGCTCGTCACGGCTGACTGGCAGCCGCCGGCCGTAGACCCCAGCGCTGAGGAGCAGAAGATGGCCGACTTTGGCCACCACGTCATGCCCAAGCTGAACGCCGACCAGTACGCGATCTTCGTTGAGGCCATCGCGCGTGCCCGCGCTTCGAAGCCTGGCCTTAGCGATGCCGACGCCATCACGGCCGTGTGCCTCTATTACGTGCAGGCTTTCACACCCACGACGGCCGCATGACGCAGGCGGCTGAAAAGCTCGGGCCGCCAACGCTGCGGCTGGCCGCGTTCGGCGCTCTCTTCGGGCCTGCGCCGGGGGGCGCTCGACGCTACCCGAACCGCCGCGACAAGATCGACTCGGGGCCGCTGCTTTACCCGGGCCTCCTCATCTCGTTCGTCTACCTCAGGCACTGGCTCAACGGCCAACACCTGTACGCGTACCGAGATTGGGCGCTCGACTCGGGCGCGTTCTCGGCCCGTTCTCGGGGCATCCGTATCGAGCTGGCCGAGTACATCGACGTGGCCAAGCGCATCCTGGCCGTTGATCCCACGCTCGTCGACGTGTTCGCGCTCGACGTGATCGGCGACTGGCGGGCTTCGATCAAGAACGCCGAGGCCATGTGGGCTGCAGGCGTCAAGGCCGTCCCCGCCTTCCATCGCCACGAGCCTTGGGCGCAGCTCGAAGCGCTCGCGCGCGACTACCCGAAGATCGCGATCGGCGGCATGGCCGACCTGCGCGGCGAGGCTAAGTACGAGTACGTGGCCGCCTGCTTCTCCCGCATCTGGCGCGCAGCGGGGCCGACGCGTGTGCACGGCTTCGGCACGGCGACGGAGCGCATGCTCATGGCCTACCCCTGGCACTCTGTCGACGCGACGAGCTGGGAGGCCGGGCCGTGTCGCTCTGGAAACTGGCGCGCCTTCGGCAAGATGAGCCTGCGCGGTTCGAGCCAAAACCTGCGGGCCGAGTTCAACTACTACCTGAGCCTCGAAGCGCGGGCGCGCGAGAAGTGGCGCCCCGTCATGGAGGCCATCGAGGCGAGACGTGCGATCAACGAAGCAACTCCTCAACCCTGACCTCTTGCGGGCGGCCTTGGGCCTTGTCGACGATCACCCGGGTGGGCAGTCCCTGATCTGGCCTGAGATCATCGCAGCGCTTGGACCGCCCCGTACCAAGCCGGCCGTGATCTGGCTGCCGTGCGGTGCCTCACCGGCCCTCCTCTCGGCCCTCTCGCGCTTCGGTTGGCTGACGATCGCAGAGCCCGAGCTGTACCGGGGCGTCGAGGCTATGTACCTCGGCACTCCGACGATCGTGGACGGCCGGCCGCTGTTCCCCGAATCGGCACCCGACTTCGCGCGCCGATGGTCGGCCGAGGACGAACGGCAGTTCGTGCGCCGGGCCTGCCACGCGGCCTTGCTCTTCGCGGCCCGCATCATCGTGACCGGCCTCGGCTCGGGCGACGTCTCGCTGGCCGAGCGGCTGAAGGACATGGGCGCAGGCTCGCACGTCGTCGCGCGCAAGCGCTTCTCGACGGCCGTGCCCAAGTGCTCGCGCTTCGACGATTGGGTTCTAGCGCGCGAGCTGACCGCCGTGCGCCGGCCGATCAAGCCACGCTACGCTGACCTCGAGGAGGCCGAGCTGTGAAGCGGCTCTGGCGTGGCGGCCATACGCCCTACGTGCTCTGGTCGGGCGGCATCGACTCGACCGCCCTCATCGGCCTGATGATCGAGGCCGGCATCCCGGCCCAGGTCATCTCCGTGCCGTTCTACTCTATCTCGGCCCCGCGCATGGCGGCCCGCGAGGCCCGCGCGCGCGAGCGCATATGGGCCGAGATTCAGCGCGCGTTGCCGGCCCAGCGCCGCCTGCTCTACAACTACATGGCCTATGACGGCCTCGATCTCTCGGCCTTCACGGCCAAGGGCGAGATCCCCCGCCGCAACCGCTACCTGATCGACTACGTGATCACGCGCTGCTGCGGACCGGCCGGCACGATCGGCATGGGCGAGTACGTGGGCGCTGACACGTGGGTGGTGCAGGATCACGTCGCGGCCGCCGATGCCGACACGCGCGCCCTCGTCGCGTACCTGTGGCACGAGTGGGGGCCGGCCTACCGCCTGCTCACGCTCTCGGACTTCGGCCGGCCAGCACGCTTCAAGAAGGACCGCCTCGAGCTAGGCCTCTCGACGATGGGCCGCAAGATCATGGGCCTGACGACTAACTGCCTGGCCGACTCGGCCGTGCACTGCGGCCTGTGCTACAAGTGCGTCGAACGCGCTGTGGCCTGGCACCTGCTCGGTAAGCGCGATCCCACGCGCTACCTCAAGCCGCCGCGCAAGTCTCACCTCTGGCCTCAGTACCTGGCCCAGCAGCAGGGGAGCGAGCTGCGATGACGGCCGCCGCGCCCAAGCATTTCAGCGTGCCGTACCTGGGCAACAAGGCCCCGTACCTGCACCTGTTCTGCTCGCTGCTTGGCCGGGCGCGAGTGCCGCGCTTCGTCGACATGACGGCCGGCGGCGGCTCTGTGGCTAGCCACTTCGTGCACCGATACGGCACCCGCTCGCTCGTCTTGAATGACGTGAGCCCGTACCCGCACTTGATCGCGGAGGCCCTATACGGGCCGCGTCACACGGAGGCCGCGATCAAGGCCCTCGTCGAGTACGTGCAACCCAAGCCCGGGTTCGTCTCGCAGTCGCCCAAGCTGGCCCGCGAGTTCAGGCCCGACACGGCCGCGTTCATCGACGCTTACTGCGCTACGCATCGAGGCAGCTCTTTCGCTCTGCTCGGCCTCGCGGCCGCGATCACTCAACGTGCGCCCATGTACTCGTGCTTCCTTGGCACCCGCGACATGGACACGGCCACGCTCAAGCGCGAAGTGCTCAGGCACCTGCGCCGCATCGAGCGCTTCATCATGCCGCTGCCCGACGGCGTGGCCCATTGGGCCGTCGACTACCTCAACCCGCCCGAGCAGTTCTTCGAGCGAGCGGCTGGCGCGCTCGTGTATTGGGACCCGGCCTGGCCTACGCCCAAGGGTCGCCACAAGACGAACGAGCAAGCCTACGGGTTCTATGCCGTGACGCTGATGAGCGTGCTTCGGCAGAGGCCGCAGCCGATGCCGGCCGAGTACGCTGTGGGCGAGGCCCGGTTCCGCGAGTTCATGCGCACCACGATCATGCGCTTGCTGGCCCGCAAGTGCCGCGTCCTCGTGGCCTACCAGAGCGTGGACGACGAGATAGAGGCCGTCGAGGCCGCGCTCTTCTCGGGCTTGCGCATCGCGGGCCGCGCGTCGTCGAACAAGAACGCGACCAGCACGCTCCGCGAGTACCTGTACGAGGTCGCCCAGGAGGCCCCATGAGCACGACCCGCGTGGCCCGGCGCTTCCAGTTCTGCGCCGGCCATCGAATCTACGGCCACGAGTCGAAGTGCAACTGGCTGCACGGCCATAACTACGTGGCCCTCGTCGTCGCGGCCGTCGATCATCTCGACCGCCTCACTCGCGTCGTCGACTTCGGCGTCCTCAAAGCCCGGTACGGCGAGTGGATCGAGGCCAACTGGGATCACAAGCTGATTCTCTCGGCCAACGATCCGTTGCTCGAAACGTACGGCCTCCTGCACGCAGGCTACCCGATGGAGAAAGTGTGGGTGATGCCCAAGGGCCAGCCGACAGCCGAGGGCATGGCCGAGCATCTACTGCGTCTCGGCCCCGAGCTGTTACGCGAAGGGCTGGGCCTGTTCGAGCCCGGCCAGGGCGTGCGCGTCGTTCGCGTGCGCCTGTGGGAGACGGAAAACTGCTACGCGGAGGTCAGCGAAGGGAGAGGCGAGGAATGAGCGCCTGCCCGTATTGTCACGCCGAGCAAAGCCCGCGCGTGCTGAAGGTGGCCTACGTCGAGATGTGCGCGGCTTGTAAGACGACGTGGCCGAGTCAAGAGACGGTGGACGAGTACATGCGGCACATCGAGGAGGACGCCCGCCTCGACGCCGCGCGGAAGGTGCGGGACTGGTACGAAGGGATGCGCGGCGGGAGTGCCCCGGACAATCTTCTGATGGACGACGCCGCGCTGGCGCGGATCGTGGGGGAGTCATGAACGACAAGATCGGATCGCTGATGAACGACAAGATCGGATCGCTGATCGTCACCTTGCTGTGGGCAGCGGGGATCATCCTTGGCCTCGTGCTGCTCGTCCGCGACTGCGGCATGGGGAAGATGCGGTGAACGAGCCCTGGTGGACGTGGATCATCGCGCCCGACGCGCTCCGCGCGGGCTTGATCCTCGCTGCTCTGTTCGGACTGCACTACGCGGCCAAGCGCTGGCGCTATCGCATCGTATTCGCTGCTGAGCTGGGCGTCTGGCACGGCCTTGGCGGCAAGCTGGTATCCCCGCCCTGGCCGCTCCATGCGCGCCTGGGCCTCTTCACGGTCGATGTTTTACGGAGGATCTACCGATGAGCAAGAGAACCCCGAGCGACCTAGTCGGCCGGGCACGCGATGCGGCCGACGAGCATGCCGACCTGTACGCGCTGCTGTGGGAGATCAACGACGAGTGGCGCGAGCTGAAACGAGAGATGATGGGCAAGGCCAAGGCCGCGAGCGACATGAGCAACAAGGCCAAGCTGATTCAGATGGCCGAGAGGGCCACGCTCACGCAGGTGCGTTCCGTGTACTACCTGGCCAAGCTGCGCGGCGCGCTCAAGCTGCAGGCCATCATGCAGCCCTACGTGTCGTGAGATGGCCACGCCGTTCTTTCGCGCATACAGGAGAGCGAGGATGGACCTGGCCCGCGCCTTCGCGTTCGTTGAGTGGGTGAAGGGAAGCGGAGACAGCAGGATGCCTCGCCGCGAGCACTTCGTGAAGGCCGCACGCATGCTCGGGCCTCACCCGAAAGAATCATCGAAGGAAATGAGGCGCCGGCTGAACAGCTCGGGCCGATGCAGGTGCGGCCGGCCTCTCGCACGAGGCAGCCGCTACAAGTGCGCGAAGTGCATCGTTCAAGAGAGAGAGACGCAGCAGGCCCGCGAGCAGGCTCGGCGCGATGCAGGCCTCTGCATTTACTGCTGCGCGAGAACGGACGGCCGGCACGTGATCTGCCTGCCCTGCCGCGTGAAGTATCGGAAGTTCAACGCGGCCCGGCGTGCGCGGGCCAAAGCGAGGGCCAAGAAATGAGGCACCACGAAGCCGGCCTGTACCACGTGAACGAAGTGTTCGGGTCCGTGCAAGGTGAGGGCTTGCATGCCGGCCTCGCGCATCTCTTCGTGCGCTTCGCGGGCTGCAACCTCGCGTGCTCCAAGGACAGCCCGCAGGGCTTCGACTGCGACAGCGAGTTCACGAGCGGGCGAGAGCTGTCGCTGGCCGAGCTGTTGCACGAGGTGGCCGAGGAGAGGCAGCGCCTGGGCGGCCGCATCGAGTGGGTCTGCCTGACGGGCGGCGAGCCCGCGCTCCAAGTCGATCGGCGCTTGCTCGACGGCCTGCACGCACTCGGTTTCTCTGTGGCCATCGAGACGAACGGCACGGTGGCCCTAGTCGACGAGGCCGGCGAAGCACTGCCCATCGACTGGATCACCGTGTCACCCAAGACGGCCGAGCACTCGATAAGGCAGACGCGGGCGCACGAGGCCAAGTACGTCCGCGCGTACGGGCAGGGGCTGCCCAAGACGCAGATTCTGGCCGAGCACTACCTCATCTCGCCCGCGTTCGATGGCCCAGAGCTGGACCCGCGCGCCGTGCACTGGTGCCTGGGCCTCATCACGGAGAACCCCTCATGGCGTCTCTCTCTGCAGACCCACAAGTGGATCGGCGTGCGGTAGCTATGGACCCCGCTCGGCAGAGAGATGCGGTCGGCAGCGCGGTGCGCTACGTGCTCAGGCACTTGGGCGAGGACCCAACGCGCGAAGGCCTAGCCGACACGCCGCGCCGTTTCATCGAGGCTCTGCGCGAGATGACGCGAGGCGTCGAGATCGACACGGCTGCGATGCTACGCGCGGCCCGGTTCCACGAGCGGGCCGACGAGATGATAGCGCTCTGCCGGGTCCCGTTCTACTCGCTCTGCGAGCACCACCTGATGCCCTTTCATGGCACGGCCTCAGTGGCCTATCTGCCGGGCAAGGACGGGCTCGTAGTGGGCCTCTCCAAGATGGCCCGGCTCGTCGATGCCCACGCCCGCCGACTGCAGCTCCAAGAACGGATGACCAGAGAGATCGCAGGAGATATGATGCAAGCGCTCGATCCGCAGGGGGTCGGGGTGATCGTGCGCGCGCATCATACGTGCATGGGCGCGAGGGGGATCAAGGCGCGGGGGGAGATGGTGACCAGCTCTCTGCTCGGCTTGTTCAGGGAGCCGCAAGTGCGCCGCGAGTTCTTCGCGCTCGACAGGGAGACGGACTGATGGATCGTCGGCGCTTCATGGCCGCGCTGTTCGCGCTCCCGTTCGCCGGGAAGGCGCTCGAAACGCTGGCCGCCGCTGCGCCGACCGCAGTGCATCGGTTCGTGGGCTTCGAGGCCGCGCGTTTTCGCTCGGCCGTCACTGTGAGCGCCGAGTCGATCGGCCCCGAGTCGTTCGAGGCCTTCCTGATGCGCGACGCAGCCGAAGCTATCAGGCGGCAGATCGAGGACTCGTTCATCAACGGAGACGAGGCATGAGGCTCAGGTTGGACTGCGATTCGATTTGGATGGACGTGGCCTACTGCGGCCAGGCCGCGCTGTACGAGGCCGGAACCGATCCGTCAGGAGGGAGAGTCGTATGGGCAGTAAAGCGCCAATACGTGAGCGCGTCTGGCTCGACGGAAGCGATTGTGAAATGGCCCACGAGCTGGCAAGACAGAGGAACCGCATCGGTCTAGTGTCGAAGCAACTCCACCGATCGGGACGCAAGACGGCGCTCGCGTGCCACATTGACGGCGCGGCCGGCGAGATCGCATTCTGCAGGTACAGCGGCGGCCGCCTGCAGCGCGACTACCGGCACGACGGAGATCGGCACTACGATACGATCATCCTCGGCCAGTGGGGCGAGCCCTACACGGTCGAGGTGCGCACGCGCGACCGCGACTTCGGCGCGGCCACGTGCCTCTTCTTCCGAGACGACAAGCCGATGCGCGCCGACCTGGCCGTGCTAGCGATCGCCATGCCCGAGCAACCCGAGGGCCGCTGGGTGCAGCTCGTCGGCTGGATCAATCGAGGCTCGTTCGAGAAGTGGTCCTGGCCGGAAAACTGGAACGACCAGGGCAGCGTGCGCGTCGTGCACGCGCGAGGCCTGCAACCGATCTCTGATCTCGCGGCCGAGCAGCCGTCGCGTCTCGGGGGCGACCCGGCGCGTAACTGGCTCTGCAGCGTGGGGACCGTGTGATGGGACAAGGCATAGGTGAATCGAAAACGAGCCCACGTCGAGTCAACTGGGCCTTGCAGCGCGCGCGGGCCGTGCAGATGCGCATCTCGGGCGCGCCATACGCGCAGATCGCGGAGGCCACCGGGTACAAGAGCGCCAAGACGTGCGCAACGGCCGTGAGCAACGAGGTCGACACGATCCCGCTTGAGGCAGCCGAAGAGCTGCGCGTCGTCGAGCTACTGCGCCTCGATCGCATGCTGTTCGCCATCTGGCCGGCCGTGCAGCAAGGCGCACTCGACGCGATCGACCGCGCGTTGCGAATCAGCGAGCGCCGCTGCCGGCTTGTGCCCGGCCTAGAGGTACCGCGCAACTACGTGGTCGAAGGGAGCGGGAATGACAAGGCCACGCAAATCTCGATCCTTGTCCAGCAGTTCGCGGCCGACCCCGTCGCCCTCGATCTCGCCAGCCAACTCGCAAACGCTGCTGCCGATCGCTTGGCGCTTGACGCCGGCCTCGATGGCCCAGGTCTTGTCGGGTGGCAAGTGGGTGCGGGCGAGGCATCTCGACTTCTTGAGCCGCCGTCTAATGGCAACGGCTCTAACGCCGAACAGCCTGCTGATCGTCCAGATGCCGGTGAGGCACGGCAAGAGTGAGCTGATCTCCCATTGGATGATCGTTTGGCTGCTCTCCGTCTTTCCCGACTGGCCGATCATCCTCACGAGCTACGCCGACGACCTGGCCGAAGTGTGGAGTGGCAAGTGCATCGCGACGATCGCCGAGCACGGCCAGACGCTAGGCCTCACGCTTCGGCCGACGATGCAAACGAAGCGCGAGTTCCAGACCACGCGCGGCGGCGGCCTGCGCGCCGTCGGGATCACGTCGGGCGCGGCGGGCCGGGGGGCCAAGTTCCTCGTCGGTGACGACCTGCTGAAAAACTGGGAGGAGGCCAACTCGCCAGCCACCCGCGAGAAGGTCTGGCAGGAGTGGAACGGCACCTTCATGACCCGCCTTGAGCCTCGTGCCTCGGCCGTGCTCGTGATGAGTCGCTGGCACGAGGACGACCCGATCGGCCGCACGATCAGGCAGGCCAAGGAGACGGGCCGCCGCATCGAGATCATCGACTTGCCCGCCCTGGCCGAGTCGCCCGACGACGCGCTGGGCCGGGCGGAGGGGGAAGCGCTGTGGCCCGAGCGCTGGCCAGCCCACGTGCTGAAAGCCATCCGAACCGAGCGCGGGCCGACCGTCTGGAACGGCCAGTACCGGCAGCGGCCGCAGCCCCTTGAGGGCGGCATCCTCAAGGCTGGGTACCTGCGCTTTTACCGCATCGACCGGGATGCCGGCTGCTACGTGCTCGACGATTCGGGCGTGGAGCGCCGCGTAGCCTTCTCCTCGGGCATCCGGTTCGGCACGATGGACCTGGCTATCTCGCTCAAGACGACGGCCGATTACACCGTGACGGCCGCCTTCCTGTGGGTGCGCCCGCGCCTGCTCCTGCTCGACGTTCACCGGCAGCGCCTTGAGTTCTCGAATCAGATCGAGCAGGCCCGGGCCGTCGGCCTCATGCACCGGCTCGACTGGATCGGCGTCGAGGCTACCGCCTACCAGGCCGCCTTCGTGCAGGAAGGCAAGCGCCGGATTCAGGGCATCAAGATCAGGCCGATCGAGGCGCGAGGAGATAAAGTCACTCGTGCCATGCCTTTAGAGGCGATGATGGCGGCCGGAGACTTCTTCGTACCCGAGGCTGCCCCTTGGCTAGCCGACCTGATCGACGAGCTGGTGCACTTCCCGACCGGCACCCACGACGACCAGGTCGACGCGCTGGCCTACGCCGCCCGGGCCACGACGCTCCTCTCGGAGCATCGGGTTCGCCTGCTGCAGGCTGTCCGGTAAGCCCCCGCGATTTTTCCTGTTGACGGCGCCGGCCGCATAGCGGTACTCGTCCACGCCGATTGGCCAAGCGGAAGGCAGATCGGTTGGCTTGGTGGCCGTCTCGGTAGATCGGTTCGAGCTGGCGAACACCGGCAATGGCCGGATGCCTCACGTTCGCCGCATCACGGCCACAGCGGCTCGCGGCGATCGACAGGTCCTCGATACCTCGACGTTCCAGACCGGGAACGATCACCGCCTGTGGGGCATTCAGGCCTACAAGAACATCGGCTGGGTCTACTCGGCCGTCTCCCGCATTGCCCGCGATCTCTCCGGCCTCCCCTTCAAGGTTCGCACGGGCCCCAAGCCTGAGGACCCCGAGGCTCCCGAGGACAACCCGCTCTCCTCGCTCCTCTCTCGGCCCAATCTGCTCATGGGCTACCAGGAGTGGATGGAGTCACAGGTCACGTACCTGTACACGGCCGGCTCAGCCGGCTCGTTGCTCGAAACGCTCACGCCGAACCTGCAGGGGCCTGTCGTCGAAATGTGGCCCCTACTGCCCCACCGCCTCGATCCCGTCCTCACACCGAGCGACGTTATCAAGGAATGGAAGTACACGACGCTGGGCGGCATCGAGCGCAGATTCCCGCGTGAGTCCGTAGCATTCTTCTCCCTCTTCGATCCCGAGAACCCGATCGCCTTCGGCCTCTCCCCTCAGTCTCCGATCATGTTGCTGCTAGACACGATGTACAAGGCCACGAAGTGGAACGCCCGCTTTTTCAAGAAGGGCGCTCGGCCAAGTGCCATCGCCGAGACTGACGAGGACTTGGACGACGCATCGTTCGGCCGCCTGCTTGAGCAGATTGTGAGTCAAGTCGAGGGCGAAGAGAAGGCGTGGAGCGTGCTGCTCTTCGACAAGGGCCTCAAGCTCAAGCCCTGGGAGGCCTCGCACAAGGACCTCGGCTTCGAGTCCCTGATGCGCCTCATCCGCGAAGAGATCCTGGCCGCGAATACGACGCCGCCCGCTGTGGCCGGTGACTTCAAGAATGCCAACTACGCCCAGGTCGAGATGCAGGATCGCACGTACTGGACGAACCTGCAGAAGCCGCTCGTGGCCCGCGTCGAGGGAGCCGTCAACCGTACGATCGCCACTCGTGTCGCGCCGAGCACCGATCCGCGCCGGCCGGGCCTCTACTTCTCCATCGACCTGAGCGGCGTGCAGGCCCTGCAGGAGGACGAGAACGCGAAGGTAGATCGGCAGACCAAGCTGATCTCCTTCGCCCTGCGCACGCCGAACGAGATCCTTGCAGAGGAAGGCCGCGACACGTACGAGGGCGGCGACACGCATTACGTAATGAGTTCTCTGATGCCCGTCGACCAGATGCTTGAGCCGCCCGAGCCGCCACCCCCGCCCATCATCATGCCAAACGCGGGGGGTGGCCCGGGCGAGCCCCCGCCCGCGCCCGAGGGGGACGAGGCTGACAACGTCGAGGATGCCGATGCGAGCCAAGAACGCGCTGCGGCCTCCGCTACGCAGGACAGGCGTGCGGCTCGCGGCATCCTCGATGCTGAGATCGTCCCCCTCACCGAGCGGGCCAGGCGGCGCAAAGCCTCCTGGCGCGGCTTCGATCGTCGCTTGCGCGCGGCCGAGCGAGAGCTCCACTCGTATTGGGATAGCCTGTTCTCCGATCTCGCGGCCTACATCGTGCGCCGCCTCACTGCGCACCCGCCGACGCCGGAGGTCGGCACGAAAGCCGTGCGCGAGCTGCTGCCCCTCGATGCTTCGTTCTACCTGCCCGATCCAAACGAGCTGATCGCGGAGGCCGTTGACGGACACGGCCGCATCTACCAGGCCGTCGTAGCGCGCTTCGGAGAAGAGGCAGCGAAAAGCATCGCGCAGCAGGTCGGGAAGATGGTGACGTTCGACGACGGAGCGCCTGAGCTGCTTGGCCTCGTCGAACGCGACACCGAGCGCATGGTCCGTGTCACCGACAGCTTGCTCGACGGCCTGCGCGCCACTCTCAGCGAGTCAGGCCTCGGCCTTGACGAGCTGACCGAGCGCATACGCGATGAGGTTGGAACGATGCGCGCAGAGCGCATCGCGCGCACAGAGGCGATCTCGGCGGCCAACTCGGGCACGCTCGAAGGCTTCCGTCAGGCCGGCGTCGAGAAGATGGAATGGCTGTCGTCGCACGACGCGTTCGTGCGCCCGTCGCATGCGCGCGCTGATGGCCAGGTGCGTGCGGCCGACGACTTGTTCGACTTAGTAGACGATCAGGGTCGCCGCTGCCAGCTGCAGTTTCCAGGCGACCCGATGGGGCCGGCCAGCGAAGTGATCAACTGCCGCTGCACTCTGGTGCCGGTTGTCGAAGGACTGTCCGAGACGGGCAGCAGCGAGGAGGAGTAGATGCCTGGAACCGTGACCACGACTGACAAGCGCAGCGGCCTCGGCATGGCCGACGAGCCGGTGCCCCTTCGACTCATCCTCGGCACGATGACGGCCGGTATCGCTTCGGCCCCCAGCACGACCACGCGCATCGGTGTAACTGATGCCGTGCAGATTCCGAAGAGCACGCGCGAGCTGATCCTGCACTACAAGGTGACGGCGGCTGCGACCGACGCCACTGATCTCACCTACGCCGTTGTCGAGCTGTCGTATCAGGACCTATGGGTGCCCGTGCTCTCGACAACGAGTGTGGCTGGCAACGCGACCGAGCCGATCCTCGTGGGCTCTTCGCTGCAGAGCGGAGCCGGTACGGGCGGCAAGTGGACCTACACGACGGCCACTGCCATCGTCCACGAGATGAACGACGTGAAGCAGATACCGGGCGGGGCAGCCTTCGCTCGCGTGGCCTTCTACGTGACGGCCGACGCTGACGGGGTGCAGGATGACTCGTTCACAGGCACCGCCGAGCTGTGGGCGGCCTGATAGGAGAAGAGCATGCCTACCACTGTTACCTGTACCGAAGATGAGAAGGTCAAGGGGCCAGCCCTGATCGCCATGCTGACGGAGATCATTCATCAGGCCGACCCGGCCGGTCGAGCCGGATTCGATCGTCGGTTCACGGACGGCGTGATCGAGCTGACCTTCGTGGCCCAGCGGCTCACGCAGATCATCTACACCCAAACCGCCTACAAGCCGTTCTAGCATGCGCCGAATCGCCGTCATCACGCCTGTGGCGCGCGGGCCGCACCGCCTGCACGTGAGCGATGCCGTCGCGTCGACGACGGCCTTCCCGCTGCACGTCGTCGTCTACGACGGCGCGCAGCAGAGCCCGCCCGCGCCGCAGTTCGAGGACGAGCGAGATCGCGTGGCCGTGATCACGACCGACGACCCCGTTGGCCGCAGCGAGGCGCGCAACATCGGAATCAGAGCGGCCGACGCGGCCGGCTTCGAGTGGTGCCTGTTCATAGATGCCGACGACCTGATGCTTCCTACGGCCTGGGCCGACCTGCAGGACGCGAAGGAGGCCGACCTCTACTACGGCGAGCACTTCTTCGAGGACGGCAGCGGCTCCTACAATCACGTGCCGTTCGACGCCGATACGCGGGCCAAGCTGCTTGAGGCCCCGACACGCGCCAAGCTGATCGTGCCGAACGTGTCCTACGCGGTGCGCACGGAGCGGGCACTGCGCGTGCTCTTCGACCCCATGATCTCGCACGGCGAGCACTTCGACTTCTTCATAAAGTACGTGGCCAACCCGAGCATCCGAGTCCACATGCTGCGCCGGCCGCTGATCACCGTGCGCCGCTCGCTGTCGACAGCGCAGTTCGGCCCCTGGCAGGACGGATCGAGAGAGAGGTACCAGGAATGGCAGACCGCCTGACCCGTTGGGTGCCCGACCTGAAGAGCGCCCGCAGCGCCAACCTCATCGTCGACGAGCTGATGCAGGCCTTGTCGATTCGCGTGGCCTCGGGTGCCGTCGAAGCGCCGGCCGAGCGGGGCTTCCCGTTCGACGCGAGCTGGGGCGGCACGTTCTCGGGGTACGCGTCGACGATCGACCCCGACCACGATCGGTGGGTGTTGCCCGTCTCGGGCTTCGTGCCGAGCATGGACGCCTACATGAGGAACCCGGTTGGCCTCTTCAATCACGACCACAGCGCGATCGTGTTCGCTACGCGTGGCTTCGATCCGCGCCAGAACGGCCTGCATGTGCAGGCGCAGATGGACTTGGACGACGAGTTCGCGCGCAAGAAGGCCGGTCAGGTTGAGCGCGGCTTCCTGCGGGCCATGTCCGTCGGTTTCCTGCCCGAAGAGGAGCCGAAGATCGACCAGGATGCCGGGCAGCTCGTGTTCGGCCGCATGTCGCTGCTGGAAATCTCTCTCGTGTCCGTGCCGGCCAACCCCTACGCGCTTCTCGACTCGCGCTCTGCTGCGCGCGTGGCTCGCTGGAACAATGGTTCGCTCAGGCAGCTCCCCCCGCGCGAGCGCAAAGCGCGGGGCATTGGATTCGAGGACGAGACGCGTTTAAGGCGCGTCGTGGCCGAGGTAGTGGACGAACGACTTGAGGCGCTCGTGCGCACGCGCCGCGACAAGGTCGCGGCCGCGATGAGCGCTGTGGAAACGATTGTGGCGGCTTCGCTGGCAGCCGATAACTCGCGGAAGGACGGGAGAGCCTAGATGGCCATCAACGAGTTCGATGAGACGACCAGGAAGCTGATCGTCGATAAAACGAACGAAATCCGCGAGACAGTGAACGGCTTCAAGGCGGATTTCGATGCCAAGGCGGCCGGCCTCGAAGAGCGTATGGAGCGCTTCGAGCAGGCCAGGAACGCGGCGGCCAACGACGACCACGTGAAGGAGCTGGTGCGCGAGCTGATCGCCATCAGCAAGCAGGACCAGACGAACCGGCGCGTCGATCTCGTGCCGACCGTCGACTACTCCATCCGTGCGGCCCGTAGGGCGATGGAGGTGGCCGAGACGAAGGAGCAGGTGCGTGAAGTCTACGACTTCATGCTGCAGACTCGGCCCGTCGACGACAAGGTGAAGCGGTTCCAGGAGCTGTCGCTGCAGCTAGCCGTGATCGGCTCGGCCCTAAATCAGCAGCTCCCGGGACAGCCGTACTCGCAGCGGTGGCACCCGACGAAGGCCAAGACCCTAGCGGCCCGCATGCTCTGGTACGAGTACGAGATGCTGCGCAAGGAGCTGTTCGGCGAGGAAATCCTCAAGCGAGCGTTCCCGGCCGACACGGCCGACGCGACCGAGTGGATCCCCTCCCTCATGTCGGCTGAGCTGCTGCGCTACCTCGAAGTGACGGGCTCGCTGCTCCCGAACATCCGCACCGTGCCGATGCCCACGTCAACGTACAAGTACCCAATCACGACGGGTATCGACAAGGCCCGCCGTTGGGCCGAGAACACGGCGTACAAGGGCTACCCGACGGCCGCCATGCAGGCCGCGAATGCCCTGTACGAGACGCTGGACCCGATCGGCGGCATCACGCTCTCGGCCAAGAAGCTGCGCGGGCACTTCGGATTCTCGACGGAGTTCGAGGAGGAGTCGATCGTGGCAGCCGCGCCGTTCGCGGCTCAGGAGGTCGCAGCCTCGATCCGTCGCGCGATCGAGGACGCGATGATCAACGGCGACACCGACTCGCCCGAGCTGGACGCCGACCTGGTGCTCGCAGCTGACGGGACGGACGGCTCGTACTCGAACCGCACGGCCTGGAAGGGCTTCCGCGAGTTCGCGCGCGCCAACTCCACGACCGTCGATGGCGGGGGCGCGTCAATCACTGTCACGAACCTGTTCGCGACGATCCGCAAGCTGAACAGGTACGGCTTGCAGCCGAGCGATTCCATGTGGATCTTCGGCCTCAAGTCGTACCTGGACGTGCTGGATACCGACGCGTTCATCACGCTCGACAAGGCCGGTGCGCGGGCCACGCTCGCAACCGGAGCGGTCGGCCTCATCGCTGGCCGCAGCCTCATCGTGCACGAGTACGTGCGAGAGGACCTGGCCACGACAGGTCGCTACACCGGCACCGGGACGACCACTGAGGTCATCCTCTTCGACAAGACCCGCTACATCCTCGGCAACTTCCGGGGCATGACGAGCGAGCGCGAGCGCTTCTCGTGGTGGGATCAGTCGATGATGTACTGCTGGTGGCGCGGGGACTTCCAGAAAACTGTGAAGTCGACTGAGACGACGGAGGCCTGCCTGGTCAATCTGCCGATCACGTAGGCCCTGCAGGAGCTGACCCGAGTGGGCCGAGTCTAGGTGCGGTCGGAGTGGAAGCCTTCCGGCTCCGATCGCACCGACCAGCGAAACGGCTCGGCCCGCTCGGATCACCTGCCCGAACGGAGGATTGCATGCCTCTCTACAGGTTCACGATCAAGACAGGGGATGGCCACAACGCGTACCTGGCCGATCACGTGTACGAGCTGAGCGAGGAGTATGCGCGCGCTCTAAACGAAGAGCGGGCGGGCCGGTGTGTGCCCTGGACGGGAGCGCCGGTGGCCTCGGGCTCCGATGTGAGCAGCGACGTGCCCGTTCCACCTGAGCCCAAGACACACATGGAGGGCGGCAAGGGCGAGGGCGCACCGCCCACGCTCAAGGGCGCGGCCTGGCGCGTGCGCGGAGAGAGTCGAGGTCGAATCGCCTCGGGGAGCTGATCGTCATGGCCCTTGTCGCGGTGAGCGAGTTCAAGACGGCGCTGCGGGTGCCGTCAGCGGAAACCGCGTACGACGCTGAGATCACGCAGTTGATCGAGCGCGTGCAGGCCCGCATCGAAGGCGCTTGCCTGCGCAAGTTCGAGAAGCAGACCTATACGGCCGAGGTGCACGACGGGAATGACACGCCGCGTCTCATGCTCGACAACTACCCGCTGCGCTTGCTCACGAGCGTGGCCATCGAGGACGAGAGCGCGATCACGCCGCTAGATGCGGACCAGATTCGATACGACACGTCGGCTTCGTCGCCCGCGATCCTCGAGTTGCAGCAGCGCCTCTGGACGCGTGGTCACAGGAACGTCACCGTGACCTACGACGCCGGGTTCGCGCTCGCGTCGATCAAGATTGAGGCCGGCGACCTGTGGGAGCTCACGCTCGACTGCGCGCTGCAGCTCTGGCAGGACATGCTGAACCGACGCCGAGGCGTGGCCTCGCAGTCGCAGATGGACGGATCGATCACGTACTACGATCCGGTGATGACGCTCTCGGAGGCCTTCCGCGTCACGCGCTGGAATCCGGTCATCGCTAAGTATCGCCGGCAGCGTCGAATCGGAACGACAGCCGGCCCGCAGCCGATTAGCATCGGCTTTTTCGGAGTCAGGGCCTGATGGCGGGTGAGGGGGAGAGGCCGAAAACGTCTCGCCCCGGCCGATCTCCCGAGCCCGCCCCTAGCAGGGGAACACGATGCCCGTGCACAACGGACTCGCGCGGTTACACGAAAAGGCAGCCCGCGTCATCTCAGGCGAGATGGCCCGGGCTGTACGCGATTCCGTCATGCACACCTACCGCATCGTGAAGGAACGGTACTCGGGGCCCGGCGGCCCCAAGTCGTACTCCGGTGATCGTCTGGCCTCCCGCTCCGGCAGGCTGCGCAGTCGCGTGCTCTTCGAGCTGAGCGGCACAGCTGCTGACCGCTCGATCGTCGGCGCAGTCTACATGCAGGAGCCTTATCTGCCGTACGCCATGATTCACGAGACGGGCGGCACGATACACGGCCGGCCTTGGCTCACGATCCCGATCCCGGGCAGCCCGGCTGACAAGCGCGGTGCCGAGCGCCCCCGCGCGCGCGACTTCCCGAACGCGTTCTTCTTCGTCTCCAAGCGAAAGAATCTGCTCCTCGCGCAGCGCTTGCACAAGAGCACGAGCAAGCGCTTGCTTCGCACGAAGATTGGCCGTTTCAAGCGCGGCCGAAAGCGCTTCGAGCTACAGCTCCTCTTCGTGCTCAAGAAGTCCGTGCGCATACCGCGCCGGGCCGTGTGGGCTGCATCGAGACGGCAGGCCGCTCCTTGGGTCGAAAAGCGCTTCGAGCAGGCCGTACGAACCTGCGTCTCCAAGATCGAGGCCTTGTGATGAGCCGATTCCTATCCTCCATCGAGCGCAAGAAGAAGATCGTGCATCCCCGTCCGGCTCCCGGCGCGCCAGCCCCCCCGGGTTCGGGCCGGTACCTCATGCGCGTGTTCTACGGGACCGACCTGGCAAACGGTACGGCGTGGTCCAAGCGCGCTAGCTTCGACGGCTTCATCTCGCACCTGCAGTATGAGCAGCCGACCCAGGCCGCTGCGGTTCGGGATCTCGTGAACGACGGCAAGCTGTTCTGGCGGTACGAGATCACGCAGACCTATCCGTACAGCCGCACCGACTTTGGGGCCGACGGATGGTCCGATTACTTCCGGGGCAACTGGCAGTTCGCCGGCACGGCCTCCGGCTCGCTTACGAAGTACCGCATGCTCCTCACGGCTCGCACGCCCGACATCGTAGCCTGTTTCTTCGGCTATCTCTCGCACGGTACGTACGGCGAGCGGTACGAGATGGTGCCACTGCAGAAGTTCTCCTACGCCGAGCTAGACTCGCTCGCGGCCAGACAGGTCAGCTTTGCGCGCGACCTGCTGCAGAACGGCGTGTACGAGCTACCGAATGCGGGCGTGTTCTGCGACAACGCGTACCACGACATGCGGGCCTGGATGATACCGAACAATGACACCTACGGCTCGGGGCACGGCGACACGAGCGAGACAGCCCCGTTCCTCAAGACGGCCTATGAGACAGAGCCCTATCAGACCGACTGGAACGACCTGTGCGCGGCGCACGGTACGCCGACGAGCACGTGGCGCGACTACGCCGACAAGTACACGTACTTGACCTCGAAAGTGGCCGCGCTCACGGCCTCGGGCACGATGATCGGGCAGCCCGCGTGGCGGCTGGCTAACGTTCCCGAGAGCGGACCGAACGGCACCTACCAGCACGCGATGCCCTGGTTCTTCGAAAACATCTGGTCGGTCAGCGCGACGAACATGCGGCCGGCCGAGACTTCGATCACTGAGTGGAAGCGCGACCCGAGGAACGTGCTGCATCACGTATGCGATGGCACGCCGCTCTCGTGGGATCGCGTAGTGCGCCACGTCAACGAGTGGCGGCTCAACGGCGGTTGGCTTGAGTTCACGAGCGACGACACGCTGAGCGGAAACACGCAAACGGAGATGGCCTACGACCTGGCCGTGACCGTGCGAGGGCAGCTCTGATGGCCATTTACACGCGAAGCTCGGGCACTCACTTCACGGTGCAGGCCGCCCGCCTGTTCAGAGAAGAGACGCGACGTTGGTACGTGCGCCTCATGAAGGCCACCGCAGGCGGCGACCTATCGGTGAAGGTCTACGACTCGCTCGACAACGCGACGAACGGCACCGCCGACTTCACGGCCAGTGCGACAGTGGCGGCCTTTGCTGGCACTCTCATCGTACCGCTAGCGGACAACGTCGCTGTGGCTCCTACGTTCACCGATGCAACGGTGACGGTGGCGGCTGATGCGGCCAGCTCTACCGGCACTGAGATATGGTCCGTCGATCTCGGCCCGAAACTTGAGCGGGCCGTGCTGCGGATCGTGCGCGCTCTGTCAGCCATCAAGCTGTCAGGCGGTTACTCGACGGAGCCCATCGTCGAGAGGGCCATGAGGCAATGGGAAGAGATCGCGATCTTTCCTTGGATCGGTGTCGTCGGCGTCTCGATGGCCTCGATTGAGACGCAAGAGATCGGCAGCGGCCCTTGGGGGGCGGGCCTCGATACGGAGTACATCGTGCGCTTGCTCGCGCATGACGTGAACGCGGGAGACACGACGGCCCTATTCTTGTTCCACGACGTACGGCGGGCCATTGCGGCCCTCGTCGTGCCCTACGATGGCGCAGTGAACGACGGCATCCCGTTCAGCGGTGTGCGGTTCCAGGCCGTCGAGAATGATCTCTCGGTGGCCTGGGCACGCGAGCGCTCCACAATCGAGATCAATCTTGTGCTGGTACTGCAGGAATCGAACAGTGAGATCACGAGCGGCTAGGGCGAGCGAGAAGGACGGACTCTGATGGCTGGGACTGGAGCGCCAAGCGGCGGCCTTGCCAAACTCTACATCAACCGGGAGTCATCGCCCGGTGGGCCGTCGGGCCTGTCTGCGACGACAGGACTTCGGCTCTACTTCGACAGCTTCCAGCTGCGTCGGCCGGTGCGCACGGAACGCATCGCGGAGATTCGAGGCTCGAACACCTACGATGAGGCCGCGCTATACGCCGGCCCTAGCGAGGTGAGCGGTACGCTGAGTTTCCCGCTGCGCTACTCGCCGGTCCACTTCTGCTTGCTGAGCTGGGCGATGGGCCTGGGCGCATCGACGGCCGGCACGCCGAACGTGCATCTGGCCACGACGGATGACCGGCTTGAGTCGTGCTCCCTGTACCACATCTTCCCGTATGGGATCGACGCGACGCAGCTGTACGCTCAGAACCTGCTCACCGGGACGAAGCCGACCAAGCTAACCCTATCGGGCAAGACTTCTGGGGCTGTCATGGCGTCGATCGACTTCGCGGCCCAGCAGTGCGCCTATGCCGAGACGGAGACGACGACTGTTCCGCCAGACAGCTCGGGCGGCCTCAGCCCGTACAATGGGCCGCTCGTGCTCTGGAATCAAGTGACGCCGGCTAGCTGCGTCATCTTTTTCGAGGGCGGTGCGTCGACTGCCATGAACGCGACCGAGTGGGAAATCACGGTCGAGAACCCGTTGGAGCAGACGGTGACGATCGGTAACACGCTGCAGCAGTCCGTGCCGGCGCGTAGTGCGCCGCGTAACGTGACGGGCAAGCTCACATTCGAGCAGGACATCGTGTGGACCGAGCAAGCTCTCAAGTGGGGATGGAGCGGCACGAGGCCGGCCTCGATCGTGTGGCTCTACGACGATCCCGCATCGACTGGCGTGACCAACAAGGCATGGACGTTCACCGTCTCGAACGCCTACATCACCGAGCCGGGCGGCGGCACAGACGGTATGGGGCCGCAGCGGCAGACCATCGCGTTCAAGGCTATCTACAAGGCTGGTGGCAGCGCGCTATTCCCTGAGCCGTTCCGCGCGCAGGTGACCGATCCGCTCTATACGCCGTCGATCGGTGCCTACACGAAGTATTCGGACATTCTCACGCCGTAAGGCCAACCTGAGGAGAAGGAGGGCGAGACGTTGGAACGAGCGAGCAAGACAGTCGACCTTGGCGGCGGCTGGCAGGCCGTCATCGTTCGGCCTCAACCTTGGATCAGCACGCGCTGGTCGCGCACGCTGCGTGGCGGCTTAGAGCCGCACCAAATCGCAGCTGAAATCGAGTCCAAGGAACAGGGCCGAGATGCACCGCCTGCCCCGCCGCCGAGTGTCGTCATGAGTTCGGAGCAGCTTGGCGTGTGGGAGGCCGAGGTCTACCCGCACGTCGTCAAGGAGTTCATCACGCCGGAAGGCCAGCGCATTCCACGAGAGGAGGTCTGGCTCGCTGACCTGGGCCTGAATCGGTTCTACGTCCTGTTGGGAGCCGTTCACGCCTTTGTCAACGAGGCCGACGCATCCTTTCGAGGCCAAGATAGCGGCTTGTGACGACGACACGATCTATTGGGCAGTGCGCCTCGCGACGGTCATGGCCTGCGCGCCGATCGACGTGCTTGAGATGGACACGAGCGAGTTCAGAGCCTCGGTGACGATGCTGGCCCGAGTAGACGCTCGGATCATTCAGGAGCGCGAGGCCGGGATGCCGGGCAGAAGGTAGGCACATGGAACCGCTACGCATCGAGGTTCAAGCGCTGAACGCGCAGGCCCTGTCGGCCTTGCGCGCCGTCGAGATGCAGGCGGGCGCGACAGCGGCTGCCGCTACCGGCCTCGACGCCTCGATCGTGCGCCTGGGGGCGACTGGAGCCGCCGCTCTCACTCCACTGAATCAGTCGTGCTACGCTTCGGCTACTGCTCTCAACGCGATGGCCGCTGCAGAGGTAGAGGCCGCAACAGCTGCGCGGGCCGCAACGGCCGCGATAGTCCCGCTGAATCAGCAGATTTACCAGACGACCGCTGCCGCCCGGGTCGCATCGGCCTCGATGGCCGGCATGGGCGGTGCGGCCGTCGTTGCGTCCAGAGTCATCACGCCAGCGATGGCCGCATCTAGCGGCGGCTTGCTCATGGCTAGCACGTCGGCCGTGCAAGCGACGAACGCGTTCAGCGGCCTCGTCAAGATTGCGGGCGGCTTCCTTGTGTTCAGCACAGCCATCAACGTATTCAACAGCCTCAAGCAGTCCATGACCGAGGCCGTTACCTCGACGATGGCCCTTGGCAAGGAGCTGGACGTCGTCTCGTCCAAGACAGGCATCAGCACGTCATCGCTGGGCGCGCTGCGCTACGCGGCCGATCAGTCTGAGGTCGCCTTCAGTTCGCTGGCGATGGGCATCAGGTTCCTGCAGATCAATCTCGTCGAGGCGGCCACTGATCCGACAAGCGAAGCGGCCAAGGCGTTCAAGCAGCTTGGAGTCTCGGCTCTCGATGCCGAAGGGAACATTCGCAAGGCCGACGAGATCCTGCCAAGCATCGCGCAGGGTATGATGAACCTCGCGAACGATGCCGATCGCACAGCCCTGAGCGTGCAGATATTCGGGCGCGCGGGAGCTACGCTGCTTCCGATGTTCGAGGGCGGTGTAAAAGGTATCACCGACCTGACGGACAAGGCCCGAGAGCTGGGTGTTGTGCTCGATCCCGATCTCGTAGCCAAGGCCGCGCGCCTTGAGGATACCGTTGCTGGCCTCAGCATGCGTTGGCAGGCGCTCAAGTCTGAAGCCGTCGAACCGCTGTTAGAGCCGCTGAATCAGGTAGCCGAGGACTTGCTCATCCTGCAGAAGTATTCCGAGCTGATGGACGCGAAGGCCATCGAGTCCTTCAACAAGCGGGCGCTCTATAGCTTCGCGCCGTACCCAAGCCTGCTCGATCTGATCGGCGTTCATATCGACTCCGTGCACGACAAGGCCTTGGAGGCAGCAGAGGCTATGCGGCAGATGGCCGACGAGGCCGCCAACACGTCGCGCATCGGCGAGCTGCGGCTCGGAGAGCAGTCGCCCTACGACGTGCCCCGCGAGTACAAGAAGCCGACGATGCCGAAAGAGAGCGACGATCTCGAAGGCGTGCAGGCAGCCATCGACTACATGAACAAGCTGTTCAGGCGGCAGCGCGAGGTGCAGCCCGGCAATGAGCCGATACCGGGCGTCGAGGGGCCACCGCGCCCAGGATCGACTTTCGGATACTACGCCGGAGTACGAACGGGCGAGCTAGTCGACGCTGATCGCGAAGCACGGGCAGAGCGCGAACGCTTGGCAGCAGAGTCAGCGGCCGAGGCCGAGGCGTTCGTTCTATCGCTGATCCCTGCCGCTGAGAAAATGAAAGGCGTGACGGAGGAGGCCAACAAGCAGGTCGCCGTTATGAGCGCTCTCGACAGCGTGTTCAACGATCTCGGGCGGGTAGCTGAGTTCGCTGGGAACAAGACGCTGGCCCTCGTGGCCAGCATCTCGTCACTCGCCTTGGAGATGGTCAAGCTGTTCCAGTCTATGAGCGCAGGCGGTGGAGGCGGTGGCGGCATCGGCGCCGGATTCCTGCAGCTCTTCTCGCTATTCGGCAGCGGCAAACAGAGTGCGGGCAATGCTCCGCTGCCTGGAATGGAAGGCCCGCCGAGCCCGAAGGACCTGAACATCCGCGCCTCCCGCCTCGAAGTGCCGGCCGAGACGTTCAAGTCCATCACGGAGAGCGGCAACGCGATCCTCAAGGCCTCGGACAAGTTCTCGAAGAGCGCAACCGTCGTCGCGCAGAGCGGCGAAGAGATGGCCTCGGCTGTAGCCACTGCGGGCGCGCCCGTGACGGGTGCCTCGGGGCTTCTAGGGATGGCCGGTTACATGGCAATCGGCGCAACGGCCGTTATGGGCATAGGCCGACTGCTCGGCGGCATCCTGAGTCAGCGAAATCAGAAAGCCTACGATGCCTACGCGGAGCTCGACAGGCAGCTGGAAGCAGAGAAGTCGCGCGGCGGTGGGCCGATTGTCACTCGTGCCATGACGACCGGCCTCCCGAGATCAGGGGGCGGCAACTACCCGGTAGGCTACATCGGCACCATCGACGACAGCCCCTGGCACGATCCGGACACGAGCCCCGATCCGGGGCCTCCGGGCCAAAGGGGCGGCCGCGCGGGCAGCAGCGAAGAGATCACGATCAACGTCAAGAGCGTCGACACGAAGTCGGCCAAGGAGTATTTCAGCAGCGCGGATTTCACCCAGGCGATGCGGTGGGCTCGCTCAGTGAGGACGTCCTGATGGCCTTCACTGACACTCAGGTCAAGGAGTTCGATACGTCGGCCTACGTGGCCCAGCTCGTGCTGCGCATTTCGCTGGCCGACTTAGAGCTGATCTTGACGACCGAAGAGCGAGGGGCTATCAAGTTCAAGGCCGACGGAACGCCCGAGGAGCATCATCGAGGGGCAGCCATTATCCGCTCCATCTCCGAGATCACGTATGCGGCCCCGATGACGCCTAATCCGTCGGGCGACGGCGTTGCTGCGCTGACAGTCGAAGCGTTGAACGTGCCGATGGCCGTGCACTCGCAGAACGAGATCATCCCAGCCTCGCTAAAGCAGGGCAAGCTGTCGGACTACCTGTCGCAGTATTCACTGGCGGGGCCGCCCGTTACTCCGGGGTACGCGTTTCGGCCCGGGCAGGCACAGCTCTACTTGACGCCGAAGGGTGATGCGACGGCCGATCACTACTACCTGTTCAAGGGTCTGCTGGCCGAGTTCGAGGTCGTCGAAGAGGGCACGATCGTTGTCATGCGCTTCATCGAGGACACGCGCTGGGACCGGCAGCGGCCTTACTCCATGACGCGGAAAAACTTCGTCGTGGCCCCGCAGGAATCGCTCGGCGAGTCCTTCCCTATCTGCTACGGCCAGTTCGGCCTCTGGCACTCGAAGGACTTCTGCAAGAATCAAGTCGTCAACGGCACAGTGGCTGACTTGAACATGCCTTTGTTCCCTGTCTGCTTGAACCTGCACGAGACGATCTGCATGGGCGTCTTTCGCTCGCACGACACAGACTATCAGCGCGACTCCGAATGGCTGATAGCTCGGCACAAGTCGAACGCCATTGGAGACGCGCCCGGCACGAAGGCCTTCGTGATACCGATCTCTCCGCATGAGGTGGCTATCCTCGCGCCCGGTTTCCAGGCCGACAGAACGGGCGTCGACTTCAAGCCGTACGTTACTATGGGCCTGATGCTGCCCTCGCATCCGCAGTACGACTACCTATCCGACGCGGGCCTTGAGGATCTTAAGTCGGTGGCCTATGGCCGGATTCAGGACAAGTACGTAGGCCAGGCCACGCTCTTCCCGTCGAAGCGCATCGAAGGAAACGTAAACGGTCTTGGGCTCGACAATCTCGACTCGCTGTTCGGCCTGACGCATCGCCGCCGAGGGCCGCAGAACATGATCGACGGCGACCGGTACTCCTGGTTCAAGGATGACGTAGCCTCGGGCAGCCTGCGCGTGTGCTACTTCGAGCTGGGCGGCCAGTACTCCAACCTGGGCTGCGTCGATGACATTCGGATCGAGGTTTGCGCGCGCAGGCGCTCGGGCAGCGGCGCGCTGAACGTCTACGTGCAGATCGACTTTGCCGGCAACCCGGCCAACTCAAGCAGTGGCGGTGCCGTGCTGACTCCGAACACGGACGGGTACGCGTTCGCGCTGATCTCTCTCTCGCCATCTCTCCTGATCTCGGCTCCGCAAACGATGACCTGGGAGTTCGTGCAGCAGGATGTGGACCCGTACAAGCCGATGCCCATCGGCCTCGGATGGACGAAGAGCGTGGCCGGCGATGTGTGGGACATCATTCAGTTCTCGGTGAAGGTGAAGTTCAACCCGCATCGCAAGTTCCTTGAGATACGCGAGCGCCTGATCGACCGGCTCGTGGATGGCGGCTACGACTCTGCCGGTCGAGCACGGCCAGACTACACTGTCACTGATCGCTACTTGTACCGAGTGTTCGGAGCCGAGACGCCGCCCGCGATGCGGAATGTACACTACTTTGGCCCGGGAGTGGGCGTGGCTACGTATCGCGGCACGGAGCCGTACTGGATTGGCGCGCCGAGCACTCACGTCGGCGTGATGAATCCAGCCTACATCCTGCGCGATGCCATCCTCGTGTACGGTGGCGAGGATTTGCTCAACTACGGCTGGGACAACCCGTCGTGGCCGGTGATTCACCAAGATCAGTTCGAGACGGGTGGCTCGCAGCCCTACGACTGGAACACGACAGCGGCGGCCCTGAACGCGGCCGTGATCGAAGCGGCAGCGACGGGCACGGCAGAAACGTTCAAGCTCGCGGCCAACTATTCGAGCTGGAACGGTGTGCGCGAGATCGCGCGCTCTCTCTGTACCTGCGTTCCAGGCCTGCGACTCGTGACCTACCCCGAGGCAGCTAGCGCCGACGTGGGCAACCGCTATCGCAGTTCGTTCGGGTGCTTGTGGCCGCAGACCGGTGCGCCGATCACATTCCGCCGTCGCATCGACCTTCGCACCGATACGATCTCCACGTCGTTCCGCATGACGCAGCGCGAGGAAGTGGTGAACACGGTGCGCCTGCGCTACGGATGGTCGACGATCAAGGGTACGTACACGAGAGAGCTGTACGCAACAGCCGGTGGCGAAGCCGGAGGGGCCTTCGATACCGGCATGCCGCGCAACACGCAGAACAGCGGGGCCGACTCGGGCATCAACAATACAGTGGCCACCGATTACAAGGCGACCGAGATGGGCCTGCTGATGAACGAGAGCTACGTGCGCTACGGCACGCGGCGCTACCGGCAGGATCTGCCCTACGTATTCCGGTGGCACGAAGCCTTGGCTATTCGCAACTACCTGCTGCGATGGTGGGCCTGCCAGCGTGTGCGCCTCACGATGGTCGTGAACATGCACGTCCTCGACTTGCGAGTGGGCGACGTGTTCCAACTCTCCGCAGAGGCCGACGACTACTTCGAGTGCAAGATCCCGATCCGGCAACTGCCGGGCCAGAGCGGCCAAAACTGGTATGGCGCTATCTGGTACGTGGACAGTGTGACGTATCTCCCTAGCGAGAATGGCCTCGTGCTGTCGAAGGTAACGGCCATCAACAACGAGCGGTATGGAGGTTACTGATGGCCTACTGGCAAGAGACTGCGATCGCCATCGCTCGGAATGTCATTCATCCGAGCACGGCCACGATCTGGCGCACAGGTACTCCTTCGGGCGTCGATCCGACCTGTTCAGTGGCTGACTACCCGGGTTACGAGTGGGAGAACACGATGCTGTATACGCCCGGCCGGCCCGGGCGCGCGATGCCTGCTATCCCTGCGACGAACACGACGACGGTGGCCTACGGATTCGGTGGCTACTTTCAGGCCATTCAAGCTGTGGGCATCATCGAGTGCCACTCGCTCTACTACTACGCGGACAGCGGCGGCCCGAACCTTGAGCGCCTGATGGAGGTCAGGATACGCACCGGCGTAGGAACGACGATCACGGTGCGCCTCGACTGGACGCCCCTACCCATACTCGACTGGCAGAATCTCGGAGCCAACTTCTTCGCGTACTTTGCGAGCCCGATCAGCTGCAGCTACCTGCTCGTGGACTTTCGCATGACGACTCGAACCGGCAACGTTTGGGGCGCAGCTGTCGGAGCCGTGTTAGCCGGAGGCATCTACTCCTTCCCGCACCCGATTCTAGCGCCGCTCGGCCGAGGTCAGAAGGGTGGAGCGATCATGGCCTCTAGGCCGAACGGCCCCGTCACATACAAGGTCAACGAAAAGGGCACGCGCTTCTGGTCTATGCGCACGCGCTTCGAAAGCGAGATCGAGCGCGTGTCCCTCGATCGCCTGCTGATGCACCGGGGCATCGGGTCCAACTCGCACGCCGCGACTCATTGGCGCCTCGACATGCCTACAGTGCTCGCGCCGCCTGACCTGTGGGCCTCTCCGTCGTCCACGTACGGCTCCTGCGTTTTCGGGCGCTTCGCTGAAACGCAGTCGTACTCGGTAGTCGGAGGCGGTGCATACACGGATTTAACGTTCGAGGAGAACGTCTAAGGGGAGGGCCACTATGGCTCAGTACACTAGCAAAGCTCAGGACTCGGCTGTACCAGACTCGTCAGCCGCGATCGCTCTGGCCGGCTCTCAGATTGTAGCGATGGAGCACGCGCTACTATTCGATGCCTTCGAGGCGACCACCGTCGACACCGACAAGTGGACAGCCGGTACCGGCTCGGGCGGCACGGTCACGCAGTCGTCAGGGATCACGCTCAACACCTCGACGAACACAGCCGGCAGCGCTAGCATCCTGAGCGTGCCCACCGCCGTGTTCCTGCCGTACGCCGAGATGACCTTCAAGGCTCACCTGCGATTCGGCACGGCTCTCGTGGCTGATTGCGCGCGTGAGATGACGCTCAAGGTCGATGCGAGCAACTACGCGCAGTTCCTCGGCACCGGCACGAGCTGGGTGGCCCGAGTGTACGCGGGCGGAGCCGAGTTCGCAGCCGACACTCCCATATCGCTGCCGAACGCTGGCGACCTTTCATACATGGACTTAGAGATGCGAGTCCATCCGGAGGCCGTGTACTTTATCGCTAACGGTGTGCAGGTAGCCAGTTACAGCTCGCGCGGCAAAGTCTCTCGGCTATGGCAGTCGGGCGTGCTCGGCCAGGCCTTTTTCAAGGCCATCAACTCAGGCAGCGCGGTGGCGAACACGATGGAAATCCGTACCATGTCGCTCACGCGCCGCTTCAACGCCTTCCCGGGAGTCGTGCGCGCCAAGAAGATGACCGCAGATGGCATCGTGGCGCGCGGCCCGTGCTGGTATCTCGGCTGCCGCCGTATCTCTGGTACTACCAACTCGGCGATCATCTATGACGGCACGGATGCCGGAGGTACGATTATCGACCAGATCGCCGCTGCGGGTGATGCTCCTCCCGGGCTGATGCCGGGAGCGATTGAGTGCATCAATGGCATCTACGTGGACCTGACGACGGACGCGCTGATGGTGTACTACATCAGCTAGGGAGAAGAGGCGTGCGCTGTTTCATAGCGGCAGGCCATCAAGAGCGACCGATGACGAAACCCGACGACCCGGGTGCTGTCGTCGTGAACGTCCGCGAGGATGCGCTCGTGTGGGCGATCGCCGACGAGATGGCCCTTTCGATGGCTAACTGCGTGCCGCTCCTCGTGCCGATGGCCACGTTAACGGAGCGCATCGCCTGGGTCAATCGCTGGTCGCAGCCGGGCGATCTCGCCGTTGAGGTGCATCTCAACTGGTCCTCTTCGCCTGACCCGGCCGGTTGCGAGACGTTCTATGCAGGATCGAGCGCGCGCGGGCGAGAGCTGGCGGCCCAGCTGCACGCGGGGCTCGTTCGTATCGGCCGCAGCCCGCGAGGCGTAAAGTCAGATGCTGAGTCAGCCCGAAAACGTCTTGCCTGGTGCCGAGATACGAGGCCTTGGGCAGCTCTTGTGGAAGTATCGTTCCTGACGAACGAGCAAGAGTTACACTGGATACTGCACGGCGGGACGATAGCTGCCGGGCGTGCTCTGGCCGGCGCTGTTGACAGGATGCCATGACGTGGATCAAGACATGAACGACCGTGACGTGATTCGGATGCGCGACTACGTGGACATAAGAATGGCTGCGCAGTCTGAGGCGCTTCGCCTTGCGGCTGAAGAGCTCAGCCGCCGACTCAGCGACCTGAATCACTCGCACGCGCAACTGTTGGAAATGCAGGCCAAGTTCATCGATAAGACAGCCTACGAGTACGGCTACCGCGAAATGACCACTCGGGTCGTCGGACTAGAGAGAGTCACCTGGGGTCTTGGCGCGGTGATCGCCTTCTTGGCCTTCGCGGTGCCGATCGTTCTCCATCTGGTCTACAAGTAAAAGGAGCGTGATGCGATGAGAAAGATGGTGTTCCTGGTGCCGCTCATGTTCGCCGCGACGGCCTTCGCGGGCGCGACCGAGCAGGCGATCGACGCGCAGATCAATGCGCGCGTGTACTCGGTGCTCGACTCGCTCGACCTGCTACCGACCGCACCGGACCCTCCGCCGCCGCCCCCGCCGCCGCCCCCGCCACCACCACCTCCCGGCGCCTGCTTCGTCGGCGCCGATGCCCTCGGTGGCTTCTGGCAGGACTGGTGCGGCGACGAGTACGACAACTTCCTCACCGATCCCGCCGGCTACGGCATCATGCGCTCCAACGCGCAAGCCTACCGGCAACTCGGAGCCACAGACGAACGATGGCCGAAGGGTTGGATCTCCTTTGACTACTATCTCGCGACCGAGCAGGTGCCCGGCACGGGTGGCGGGAAGCACATGGGCGGGCCGACATCCTACTCGGAATACCTCGGCGACCCGCGCCCCTACGGGGGATGGCTGCGGCCCGACTTGACGATCCGCACCGATGGCTGGCGTATCAACACCTACAACGCGGACGCGGCGGGGAACGCCTGGTACGACCGGGGCGGGGTCAAGGATATCGTCTGCGACATCTGGCCGCTCTCGGTGCCGATCATCGTCAAGACGTGGACCACGCTCCGGCTCGAATGGCGGCGCAATGACGCGACGCACTTGTGGATGAAGGCGACGGTTGGGAGCGTATCGCGCGAAAAGACGATCGCGATCCACCGTGACTCGAAGGACATGGAGTACCTAGTAGTCGGGAACGTGGACGGGCTATCGCTCTTTGGCGGGTCGCCCTACATCTACTTCCGCAACGTAAGATGGGGTAAGCTGTAGGCCGCGAGGCGGCCGAAGAAGAAGGAGTAACCGATGCCGAACGTAGCGTTCAACAAGTTCAACGACTTCGTCGAGCAGCTAGGCGCTGCGAAGCACGACTTGACATCGACGGGGCACGTGCTGAAGGTCTACCTGTCGAACGAGTTGCCGCTCGCCGCCGACACGGTCAAGACCGACATCGCCGAGATCACGGTCCAGTTCGGGTACACGCCCTCCGGTGGGGTTGACATCCAGAACGCGTGCTCGGAAACGGGCGGCGTTCTCACCGTCACCGCTACCGACGTGACGTGGACGGCGAGCGGTGGATCCTTCGGACCCTTCCGGTACGCCGTGATCTACAACGATACGCAGACGAGTCCGGCCGATCCACTGGTGGGCTGGTACGACTACGGGTCGGCGATCACCGTGAACGACGGGGAGCAGTTCGTGGTCGACTTTACGACCAGCGTGTTCACGCTCTCCTAAAGGAGACGCCATGCCTGCGATTAAAGACGTGGTGGTAAGCACCACTACGACCTCGCAGTTCACGGGCGGGTCGACCAACTACGTCGTCGAGAAGCCGAACGGCGATCTGTACGTGTTCTTGACGACCGGGCTCAACAATATCGTCTACCACAAGTCGACCGATCACGGTATCACGTGGGGCAACCCCGTTGGCATTCTGACCGCTGGGGGCGCCGTTGCTGTTGCTGTCTGGTACGACCGATGGAGCGGCATCAGCGGAGACGTGATCCATATTGCGTACATCGAGACTACAAACGACAACGTCGAGTACAGGAGCCTAGACGCCTCGACTGACACGCTGAGCGCGTCGCCAGTTGTGATCCTTTCTGGCACGAGCACGGCGGCCGGTGGCGCGCTCTCGATCACGAGAGCGCGTGGCGGGAACATTGGAGTCCTGTACTGCATCGACGCTGGGGCGGAGCACGGCTTCGCCGTGTCGACCGATGCTGGCGCCACGTTCACCGGGAAGAACAGCGCGACCGAGGCAGCGACGACAGATCAATGGATCCTGCTGCCGGGATGGGGCGCCGACAATCAGGATCTGATGTGCTTCTTCTGGGATGCAAGCGCGAACGAGATCAGCCGCAAGCTGTTCGACGACTCGGCCAACTCCTGGGCGGAAACGTCGATCGCCACTCTCTTTTACGATACGCTGGCCTCTACCCTCTGGGCCAACTGGGCGGCGGCCGTCGATCTGACGAACAGCGTGAACGTTCTGATCGCGTGGAACGAGGACAACCTGACCGGCGCACGCTTCACCT